TGCTAAACTTTTAAACTTAGCTAAAATAGTATTAGTTTGTTCAGCCATTTTAACTTGACTTTCAACAACCGCATCATTCTCATTTAAGAATGTTAAAGCGTCTGCTTCTGTTAAACCAAAAGCACTAACCATTAAAGCTAAGGCACTTTCTTTACTTATTTTGCCAGCATCAAATTTAGATACTATCCTCATTAAGCCTTGAAACTGACGGCCTGTTAAATTAGTTAAAGTTGAATTAACCGCACCCTCTTTTATTTCAATTCCGTTAGCATCTAATTTAGTAGCTACTAATGGCTCATATCCTTTTAACTTTCTACGCTCATCCTGAGTTAAGTCAGCATCATTAGTTAGATCGTAACCGATTGCATCTAATTGTTCAATTTCAAAGTCAATCCATATTCCAGTTACTGAATAACAAATGTTTTCAATGAATGTAACAAATGTTTCTTGACGTGGCTTTGTGTAAGTATTTAAAAACAATTCGTGTGATTCTTTAATTGAAACACGATTACCTAATGCACTACCCTCTTGTTTAATACCAAATAATTCGGGATTAGTAATATTGTGGCCTGTTACTATTTTTTGTTGGTAACGCTTAGAAATAAACTCAAATTTCTTATCTAAGTCGTCAACATTTAACGCTTGTATTTGTGCAGCTTGCCCGCCCTTATCCGCAAAGTTAATTACTACTTCTCCAGCGTTATCAGGTGAACATAAGCCTTGTTCAAACCTATCTTTGATTTGTCTCTTAACTTCTGGGGACTGTTCGCCATTGAAAAAGGTAACCATTGTACCCGCAGAGAATCCTTTTTTAACATAGCTATCATTAAAGGTAGTAATATCAATATCACTTTTAATTTCGCTTAAGCAACCGTTATAAGGTACTTTTGCATAAATAGAATCCCATTTACTTTTAGATGGTTGGTAATATTTAAATGTTGTAAAGAATGTTCCAACCTCACCTTTATTATATAAATCAAATACTTTAAAATCGGACGGCTTTTTAATCCAATCTTCGTTAAAATATAATTTAGTTTTACATTCTGACAATCGACACTTAGCATATTGCAATTGAAAAAACTCCTTAGGATTGCCACTCATATCAGTTATGATTTGCAAGTAGAATTGATTAAACAATTCACAATCTAATGCTAACTTTTTACCTAAGTCATTCCATGTTTCATAACGATTAGCAGAATCTAAAAATTGATTAGCCACTAATTCCTGTTCAGGATTAACCGCCTTTAAACCTTTGCCAAATAAGTAACGTGCCTTTGCGTTTACAATTGCACCATGTTCAGCATGCTCTTCAAAATAACGAATTAACTCATTCGGGAAATCATTTTTTTTACCGTACTTAATATAATCATAAGACCAATCCTTTTTAATTTCGGGACGTTTCTCTTCAGCAAATGTTACAAATGCCAAATTGTTACTAACTACTTCTATACTATTCTTAGCCATTAAATTCTTTATATGTTGTTTGTTCGCCTGTAAATTCATTTAAATCTGTTTCAATTCCTTTAACCTCAACACGTCCATTCTCAACTAATCCACTTGCATTTGCTACAACTAAGTTAGTAGTGCTTGCTTGTTGGTAAATGTTATATTTCCAATCACCAATAGTTAAACTAACACGTCCTGTTAATGGCACTTCAGTTGAAGTTTCAATTATATTAAATACGTTAAAACGTTCTTTATTATTAGAGTAGTCCGCACTAATAAATACCTTAGTTTGTTTTGTTGAATCATTTGTAAACTCAAATAAATAAGTAGGACTTGTTATTGAAGTCTTTTCACTTAGCGTTAAAACAACTTCATTACTACTATTTTTGTTTATTAAAATCATTATATTAAAGTAATATAAAAGTAAAAAAGGGACTTGAATATAAATAAAAAAGTAGCCTTACGGGGCTACTCTTTAAACAAATAATCTATTAAAAAGATTAAGATAATAATGCAGTTATGATAGTTGGATCAACTGAAGCAACGCGAGTAAATGCACGTCCTTTAAAAGATAATTTATTACCTCTGAAGTCTCCGATTGCAGTTCCTGATTCTAATCCGTCAGTTGCTAAATCCATTCCGAAGTCTTCGCCTAAATACCAATAAGTACCGTCGTTGTCTTCTGCAATCATTACAACTGTGTTAGCCATTAATAAGCCTAATTCAGTTTGTGAAAGTTGATCTAATCCTAACATTTCAATAGTAGCTTCAACGTCATAAGCAACTGTGCCTACTTTCGCATCACCAGTTCCTGTTTGTTTCCACATTGCAACTTCTGCTTTTTGCTTGTATTTCCAAAACTTTTTTCCAGATGCTTTAGTGATAGCAGTAATAACGCCCGCAGTCTTAGTGATAGCAGTTACTGTTTCATATTCAGCAATTAAAAAAGATTTTGTACCAGCACTTGTTTTACACGTTTTAGGAGTGTGTCCCTGTGTTAATGAACATGCCATGTTTTTATTTATTTTAAATGTTTATAATAAGGCGGATTAAATTAATAACCCGCCTATTTTATTTAATACTATGCTCCGCAGTATAAAACGTTGAACGCTTGGTTAGCTACATAAGGAGCTATTGTACCAACGTGCTTAATAAACATTAAATCTTGGTTTAATCCAACTTTGTTAATTTCAACTTTGTTGATATCAGAAGTTAAATCAGTTACCCAAAATAAATGCTCTTTTGGTGCTGCAATCATTGTGTTAGCTGGTAATGGAACGAAAACAATTTTTACATCGTTATAGAAGTATTCACCGTTAGTTACAACAAAAGCAGATTTGTAGTTAGTAACGATATTGTTGTTACTGTTAATGAATTGCTTGTTAACGTGTGGCATGTAAATAACTGGCTGAGTTGCAGAAGCTAATACAGCAGCAGGAATAGCAGTGTAAACTTTCTCAGTTTCAGTTTGGATGTTAGCAGCAGTTACTACAACTCCGTCAACTTTGATACGAGTACCAACGCCAGCAGTTAATGAAGAGTTCCAAGCATTGTACATCATTGATGCAACAACACCGTTAAATTGACCAGCAGTTAAAGCAGCAGCAACTGTTTTCTCGTCAGCACCGATTGAAGTGTTAGCAGTTCCAGCAGTTAAACCAGCGATTGTAGTTTGTTGAGCTGAAGTGATACCAGACCAATATTGAAATTCAGCATCGTAAGAAATTTTATCAGCATACATTCCACCGATAACAACTCTTTCAAATTCAGAACTTAATACTTCCCAAGCTCCTGGCTTCATGTCTCTCTTGTAACGAGATGGACGCAAAGTGTTAGGATCAAATGTTTGGTAATACATGTATTTAGTTGGCGTAATAGATACGTCAAAGTTAGTTAAAGTTCCACTTGAAGTTGGAGCTCCAGAAGTATACGCTTGCATTGCTACTGAAGTTGAGCCTTCTGTAAAAATTACTTCGTTTTTAACTTCTTCTTCAAAGGTTACATAACCTTCAGAAATTGTTTTGTTTTGGAAAAGGATTTCAGCGATTACGTTCTCTGATGCTTTACCTCTGATGTCGATAATGTTATAAGCTATTGCCATGTTATTTTGTTTTTTTAGTTGTTTTTATATTTGTTGTTTCTTGTTTAAAATTTTCAAAGTCAGACTCTTTAACTGTGCCTTTTGCTAATAGATGTAAGGCAATTTCGTCCGTTAAATTATCATTGTTAATTTTGGAGCTTGACGAATACACTACTTCAAAACCGTCTTTAAATTTATAAGTTCCCATTTTTATTTACTTGCTTTGTATTTTTGAAATGCAGTCATGTTAGCAAATTCAACCTTAGCTTCAATTGGCTCAACTACTGGAGTTGCAACGATTGTATTTACCGCACTCAAAGTCAATTTAATTGTTTCTTTTAATTCTGCTAATTCAGTTTTAAGACTTGCAATTTCAGCCATCATAGCAGGCATTTCGCTAACTGGAGCTTCAACTTCTGGAGCTTCCTCTTCCTTACTTGCGATTTCAGATATTGCACCATTCATTACAGAATAAGATGTACCGTCTTCAGCAACGTATTCACCGTCCATAGCTTCAACTTCTCCCTCTGGAGTAATTAATTTAACCATAGAACCGATAGCAATATCACCATCTACTGACAATGAAGTACCGTCGTTTAATTTAACTTCAGTAGCCATTTTAACTTTCTTTTCAGTCGGAGCGATAGGCTCAACAACTTTTTCAACAGGCATTTCGCTAAACTTAGCAAAGTGCTGTTTTAATTTTACCTTAATATCTTCAGGCAAAAGTTTGTTAATTGTTTCGTTTATGTTCATATTTTATTTTAAAGTATTAATGCAATTAGTTAAGGGACACTTTATTTAGTCTATAATTGACATTAGAGCGTTTATCTCGTCGTCGCTTAATGTAGTTATAGGCTTAAGTTTAAATAGTGCCTCTAATGAGAAACCATTGAACTCGCCATTTTTAACTTGCTCCCAAACAGTTGGATTATTTACTTTCATAGTTACAAACCATGTACCGTATGGTAACTCTTCAAAGCCTTTAACTTTTTGTACTCTGTTTTCATCAGTAATAAATGATTCGAAAATAAACACGTCGCTAACGTTAGTATCACTTTCGTGAGTTGCTTTAACGTTTAGGTTTCTGTTTTCAGAGTTAAACTTTTGAGCAGCATCATAAATAGTTTCTTTGTTAGCTACTACATAAAAAGGTTTGCCATTCTCTTCACGATAAATCATTTTATCAGGGATCATAACCGCACCCATAACGATTTGTTTCTCTTCGTTTTGAATAGCGAAGTTTAATTTTTGCTCATCAAACTTTACAAAGCTCGATTGATAGGCGGGGCTTTCAACTAAGGCTATGTCTTGCAAGCCGTATTTAGTGTTCCCGTTCTCGTCTAATTCTAATAAATACACTGGATAATTCATAATTTAAAATGTTGATTGTTTTTCTAATACATTAACTCTATTTGTTTTGGCGGTTATTTCGTCAACTCCAACGGTTGCTACAACGTTTATTGTGTTATCATTTTTACTTCCTATTCTTCTTCCATTCTCATCAAATTGCGTTCCTTCAACATTTGCGTTTTGATTGCTAATTGTAGGGGGTGCGGGAATAGATGCACCGCCACCACCACTTGGACTACCACCCGTAGACGGCGAACCAGCACCGCCACCATCAAATTTTGACGCTGCAATCTTTGCTATATTTGCTAATGAAGTTGTAACTGCAAAAGCTAATGAAGCGATACCAGCGGGATTAGGTACGGGACCAATTGCAACGGGTGCGGATGCTAATGAAGTTGTAACCGCTTTGTAACCGTCAATAACTGCTAATCCTAATTGTAAGGCTTTATTTACATTAAATTGTTTTTTAGCAAGTGCCAACTCTTCAGCACTACCTTTCTTTAATTTAGCTGATTTTATAGTAAAGAATAAATCACTAACATTTTGAACTGATTGTAAACCTTGCGTTGCTATTTGTAACCTTTCAGCTTCTGCTTGTTCCCTTGCTGCCTTTTCTTTTGCTTGATTTGCTACAAATAAATCATTTTCTTTTTTATAATACGCATCTAAAAAGGCTTGATTTTTTTCGTCCTGTGCTAATTTATCCGCAGCTGCTTTGTCGTCAATAACTTTTTTATCAGCAATTGCTTTATCATTAATAGCTTTTAATTGATTAGCTAATGTTATTTCAGATTGAATAATTAAGGCATTCTTTGTATCTTGATTAACCTTTAAATTATTAATATCTTCATCACGTCGCTTTCTATCTAAATTAGCCTTTGCAATTGCCCTTGTTTGTTCGTTTGTTTCGTTGGCTATTGTTGCATCCTCTAATTGTTTTAATGCAGCTATATTATCATTCTTTAACTTTTCGTCTTCTGCTTTTTTCTTTTCGTATGCTTTTGTATTAACATCTTGAATACGCTTAGCTTCATTTGATTTTATTATTTCAATTTGAGTAGAAGCAGTTTCAACGGCTTTAATTTGCTCGTTAATTAATTTCTTTTGTTCTGCGTCAACTACTCCACCAGCTTTTACATACTCTAATGCTTGTCTTAATAAAGCCCTATTTGTTTCAATAATAGCTTCCTGTTTTTTTATTTCTAATTCAACAGTTGACTTGCCACTTGCTTTTGCTGCATTAATTAAATTATCGTATTCAGCCGATTGACTTGCTATTGCATCTTTTGAATTTTTTGATGCGTCAACAAATGCTTGACCTTGTGCCTCAATAGCCCTTTGTGTTTCACTTGTTAATCCAACTAAATCTGTAAAATAATTAATAACATTACCTACTAAGTCAATGTATGTTTTTAAAATATCAGCTACAAATCTTAAAGCAACTGCAAGCCCACCACTACCTTTACTTAAGCTATCAAAGTTTTCTACTAAGTACGCAATTAGTTGAACTATCAAACCAATACCAACTGCAGCAAAAGCAGTCTTCATGGCGGTTAATCCAACTTTAACTTTTTGAAAGTCTAAGTTTTTTAAACCTTCACCGAATTGTTGCATACCAGCCGATGCACGTTCTAATCCCGTACCGCCTAATGATTTTGTGGAATCACTTAAGTCATCAACTTTATCCTTTAATTCTGCGACACGTTTAGATGCGGTTAAATATTCCTTTGAGCCTTCACCGAAAGCTTCAGCAGATTTTACTTGCTCATTACGTGCTTCCTTAATTGCATTCTTTAAATCTTTGATTGACGATATTGACTTCTCGGCACCTTTAACCTCAACTTCAACTCCAACCTTTTGCGTATTATCTGCCATTATTTAAGTCTTTAATTTTATTAATTAATTCAATATCGTTAGATTCATATATCTTAAAAAAAAGATAAATAGATGCTAATCCTTGTTTTATTTTATCGTCAAATTCTATCATAGTTTTTAATTTAATTTATTACCCCTCTTCAGTTGGCCCGCCCGTTTGATTATCAATAAATGGCAATGTACTTGGTACAAATGCCTTTGTATAAATTAACTTTACTAATTCATATTTTGTAGAAGTCTCATCTAATGGCGTGTAGTTTTCAATACGATTAACAGAGTAATAACTACCATCAATAAATAAACGATTTCTAAAACTAAATTTGTTAATGTCAAGTGAATTAACCCACAAATATTTAGTTATAAACTTAGCATCCCTATCTGAAATGTTTAAAATATAGTTTCTATGAAATCTATTATAAAGGTTATTAGTAGTAAAGAATGTATTTATAAATGTATAATAAACCTCTTTTGGTAAACCAAAGTTTAAATCATAAGTAGGATTCAAAGGATTGTCAGTATGTCCAACGTATAAATATTGATTAGTAATTAAATCACTTAATCCAAAGCCTTTATAAGTGTAACTGTTTGGAGAAACTTTAATGCCACCACATGTTAATATCCTAATGTTTGGCACAGTTGGTTTAATAACATTGCTTTCAAGTTTATATATCTTAGGAACGATAATACCTAAGGCATAGTTTGCTACATTTGGAGTTGGTGAAAATATAACCTCATTTACCTTTTCAGCTACACTAAATTCATTCTCTACATTTATAGTTTCTGTTCCAAACGGCTCATTCCATTGCGTTTGAAATAAAGTATTGTAATAGTCAGTATCTGGCTTATATCTAAAAATGTAACGTTTAGAATCTAATGTATTAATATTATTAGTTTGGTCTTTGTCTAAGTCAGTTCTATTCTCATAATTCAATATACCGCCAGCATGAAATACGTCAAATGTTTCAATTATTAAATTGTTAGGATTATTTTTATCAACTTCAATTTGTAAATTAAACATTTGGATAATAGACTTTAAAAAATCCTTTTGTTTAATTTTTACTGGCAAAGCGGAATTTGCTAATAAAGTGTCGCCATCTTGAACTGATTTACGTGTAAGTAAAGAATAGAATGAAGTGTTAGCATCACCACTTTTTAATTTTAATGTTATTGTTCCTGTGCCACTTGTAACTGGATTATCATAAACATCATAATAAGCTATTGAATAAATAGCGGGCTTTGTGCTATGATATAAACGGTCTCCATAACTTAAGTACATCTCATCAGTTGCGGTTGCATGAGTAGCTTTATAATTAACTCCTTTTACTAATGAAGACGAAGTATCAATTAAGTCAATGCTACTTGTTGTTAATGGAAAAAAAGTTGAACCACCGTCAGGGCTTTTATTTATCTTAATAGTGCTATTAAATATAAGTCTGCAATAGGTAACACTTGGATCTGTATGTGTCATTACAAGATTATACACATTATTAGCAACCGTATTATAGTAAGCGTTAAATCCAATTTGAGAATACCAACCATTTGATTGACCACTTGGATCAAAGAATGGCGGTGTTTCTTTTGTGTGGTTAATGTCTTCTGTTACTCCATTAGTTAATGTATAATCACTTATTAAGCCAACGTAATATTGTTTATTTTGTATTTGAGTAGTAGTTAAATTTAAACCGCTTAAGTTAGGGTAAACAACGTGCTTTTTAAATTCTGCACTTTCAATTATTCCAGAGGTATAAGTTCGCCCTGTTTTTTCAATTATCTTTTTAAGATATTCCCTAACATGAAATAAAGGCATAAAATCGGCTACACTAAATATAGTTTCATTCCCGCCGTTATTACCATTTTCAATATGGCCGTAAATATAACTTTCGCCATCGCCAGCATTACCTCGTGAAAGTATTTGATTAGTTCTATTATAAACATGATCGTATGCTGAAAAGTCTAAATCATCCAATGGGTCTGGATTTCCTGTAATATATTTTTCTCCAATATCTGCAAAGAAAGACGCACCCTCACCTTTTATTGCACATTCATAAGTCTTTAAATTATCCGTATTAATAGTTATCTTAAGTAATTGCAAATCCCCTTCTAAGTTTACAATATCGTCAACGTAATACTTAACCTTAGTTTTCTTATTCTTATTGAATGTATTAGTAACTGCATTAACATCAAATACATTCTCAAATAATATATTTAAAGCGTTTGATTCCGGCAAACTAATAGTTTTAGACCATGAGCTTTTAAACTTGTCAGGTTCTCTAACATCCGCAATATTATAGTTAATGCTAACGGGTATCTGCTCCGCAAATGGTACGCTCGTATCTGCTATCTCTAATCTCGTTCTAACCATTATATACCTCTTTGTCTAGTTTCTGTATTATCGTAATCCGCCGTTATTGAATAGTTAAACAATTTATCATTAACGTGCTTACTAAATTTGTATGAGTTATCAGTTATCGTAATAGGTTTATAGTCGCCTGTTTCAAGTTGTAACCAAACCATAGGGCTATCAAATAATTCATTTAATTGAATAGCTTGTTGTTCTGTAATCCAATTAGTATTTAAAGTAATTGACTTTTGACTTGTAGTTGAAACCGTATTCTTTTCTCTTTTATAAGTAGGAGCTGAATAAATGCCACCGCTTAATGTTTTGGTATTCATTCTAACTGTATTAGTTTTTTTAGTCATTGTTTCTTGACTAACTAATTCAAATGTTTTAAATCCTATGCCACCGTTACGTTTGTAATAGTAAACATTGTATTGAACTGACTTTGAACAAACGTCTGTAAATGTAAATGATGTTGACATACCGCCACTATCACCTTCAAAGTTTATTTCTAATGTATCGGTAGGATTAACGGTAACACCTGAGCCGTCCCATAATTTAGCACCCGTATTTATGTAATGAATATAAGCACCCGTTGGAATAGTTTTAGTTAAACTACCTTTTACTGCACCGCTTGCTCTGTATAAAACAAAGTCAATATAAGTAAAATCGTCTTTAAAAAAGTGTAACCAATTATCGGCTTTAATATTTACCTTGCCATTTGGCACTAAGTATTCAGTTGCATTAGGTGAAAGTAATTTAATTTCACCGCCATTAGTTACATAGTCTCTATAATCGTAAGTGCTAAATGTATCGGCATCTAAACAAGCATTCCACGCTACATAGTTATAAGTGTAAGTACTTTGAACCGCAGCAGAATAAAACTCTTTAATGTAAACGGTAACTGCCACCGCAGAATCAGTCGCATAAGTTATTCCTGTAACAGTTGGATTGAATGAATGTTTAATATAATTCTTAACTACTTCAATTGCATCAAATACGCAATAACCATCAGGACGTTGCAATATCTTTTTAGTGTAAATTATTGAGCCACCTACTTGAAATTGAACTAAGTAATAAAAATCACTAATAGCTATCTGATTAGATAGTGCAACGAATATCTGCTCATTATAAGCGGGTGTATATATTTGAGGTGTTTGACTAACTGTTAATGCCATCGTTTATTTCAATTATTACTTCTGTTTTTAATACTTCACTTATTCTTTTAGTCAACTCATCTAATCGACCGTCGTTTATTACTTTACTCCAAAAACCTAACTTAGGTGTTTTATATTTTGGATTATGTCCTTCCTTTTGTATCTTTTTAGCTATGGCAAAGGCAAACTGTTTAACTGCTTTCTCTCTATTAGCATCCTTTGTTTTTTTAGGAGCTTTTCTATTTTTAGCAATTAAAGTATTAGCCTTTGACATCTTAGGAACTAATCCACGTCTTACAATCCACTTTTCAATGCTTGCTATTCCCTCTTTGCTTACATTACCCGCACCCCGACCAGCGTCAAGTATGTAACCATAGTTTGGCATAGTAACCTGTAATACGATAGCCCCGTTAGAATTAAAAGGCGGAATATATTTAATGTTAGCACTTAACCTTGATGCGTTGCTACCATAAGTTAATACGCTATCTAAATTAGCCCTTACATCGTCAACCGTTGACTTACCAAAGTCCGATAGTATTTTATCTATTTCATCCCCTAATGCCATTCACTGCTATTTCAAATTTTCCTTTATCCTTTAAGTAACTAATCTTATTCATAAATTGCACTAAGTTCCAATTATAAACCACATCCCACGTAACCCTTTCATTTTGCACACATTGGTCTATATTGTATTCCCAGCCCCATTGTTCAAGAAATCCTGAAACTCTTTGTCGTTCTGTATCTCGTCCATCGTCTGCGCTAACAACTCTTGATTCTTCTGCAAATATTCCTGTATAAGTTTCTCGCATTGATTGTAAAATTTTAGCGAAAAAAAAACAGCCCCTAAAACGTCCCCTATTCTTTTTGATAACATTTTGTTTGCTACATACGAATGATTAGATGCGTGGTAAGCTCCATTAGATGGTCTATAAATAACTGCTAACAATTCATTAAGTTGTGCCTCATTCTTATAAAGTGAATAGAAGTCAACCATTTGATTAACAGATATATTGGTAAGTTCAACTGAAGGACTGTAATACTTAAATCCTATTCTTAACTTTCGCTTGAAATCTAAGTCAGTAGGTATTTGTTTTAAGAATGCTATTCTGGACATGATGTAATTAACGTCCATTAATTCAACTTCTTCTAATGCTTTGCCTGTTACAATAGCCATTTCATTAGCTATCTTATCTAATGGCTCCATGTCCTTAGGTAACTTTGATAGGCTAATATATTGCTGAACTGTTAAATCTTCAAATCTCATTGTTTTAAAGTATTAAAAATTAATAAAAGGGACTTATAATAATTCAATCTTAGATGACTTATTAATCTTATTTAAGGCTATATATCTAAGGGCGTCAATGCAATTATGCACAAGTATTCCATTAGCGAAATACTCGTGTTCGTCTTCAATCATTAAATCGTAAACTCTTGCTTTATGACTTTCTCCTAAGTCTAAGTGCTTTAGCTTTGCAGTTTTGATGACAATACTTTGATCCTGTTGCTTTTCGTGTTTGGTATTCTTTTCCGCATAGTTGACAATTAAGCGTTTTATATTCTCGATTAAGCCACGTTTTTTTACCGTGTTCCGAATGCCATTCTTTTCCCTCTTCAGATTTATGCCATTCTTTTGCAGACTCAATACCTTTTGAATGAAAGTCTTTAAACCATTCGATATTTTCTTTAACTCTTTTTTTACCCTCAAATCTAAGATGCAAAGATGCTTTAACAAGATTAAGGTTTGTAATATCGTTATTCTCTTTATTTCCGTCAACGTGATGTATATGGTATCCTTTTGGAATAACTCCATTATGAAATTTCCATACTTCTGTATGTAACCTTTTACACCCTCTGCTATAATACCTTTCTCCTGTATATAACTTGTATTCTTTTCCGTTGAATGTTTGTGTTGGTACATCACATCCTTTGCTTTCAATTCCGATATTCTTTTCCATCCGTTTTTAGTTTTAATTTTATGTTCTTTTGTTGAACACAAATATACTAAATTCGTACCGAATTGCATCGAATACTTGTTAACATTCTTTATCCCGTTATCAAAGGTTTTTAATACTTTTTTATAGCCTTTACTTGTTAGAACTAAATTCCCTACTTTTACATTTATAATTGGTACTTGACCATTAATTGTTGTTATTAAAGTATCAGCAGTAAAGCAGTGGTTATCTTTGTCAATCGGAGTTCCTAATTGTTTACCTTCCTTATCCACCGCCCACCGCCATGTTCTAAACTCTTTGATTAAGTTAGTACTTGACTTGGTTATATTGATTGTGTATTGTTGCAGTGTGTCAATTGAATTACGGATTGAGTCAGGGCCTTTAGATGCGGGATAAATGTTTTTAAACCCACCTCGATAAACGTCCTCTATTGATTTAGGCTCAGCACTATCCGCTATTATATCAGCATATCGATTGATAGCTAATTCATTCATTCTAAGTACTATGTCGCTATTAGTTAAACCTGTTTGATATATTAACTCATTAACGTATAATTCGCCGTTATATCGGTAACATTCAATTAAAGTAGTTGGATCGTTTGTAAACCCCCAATCCATACCGTAAGATATAAATTCGGCATTAGGTGGGATTGCATCAACCTCATTCCAATTCTCAAAGATTACCCCTTGTAAGTTACCAATGTTACCTAAGCCGTATACATTCCATAAGTTAGCCCAGTACTTATTCTTTACTTCGCCATTCTCATAGTAGCCACTATTATAATAGTTTAGTATTTCGTTCCTTTCGTTTTCAGATAGTAGTTCATTATCCCTAAATGTAAGTTGTAGAAAGTCAACATCGTCCCTACCTACAACATCGGTATCAATATAAAATTCAGCGTCAGGATTATAATCGGCATAGACTTGGCCGGCACGTGAAGCTACTTGCCTATAACTTTCAAAGTCAATCTTATTAACCTCATTGAAGTAAGCAACATCCGATCGTAAACCCTTACCAACGTCTGACTTATCTAATCCAATAAACTTAATGAATGAACCGTTAGGGAATCGGTATAAAGTACCCGCTAAGAAACGTGAATCGTCATAGATACCTATTAACCTCATTAGCTTAACAAAGTCTTTAATAACCGTTAAACGCATCTTAGTTAACTCAGACGATAGTATCAGTATTTCTTTATCAGGCTTTGATGCTGCGTGATTAATCAATAGTATTAATATTGAAATCGTTTTACCAGCACCTTGCCCACCTCTTATTACTTTAATCCTTTTCTTTAAAGATGCTATCTTAAGTAAGGAGGTTGTCTTTTGAATCATCTAACGGGTCTAAGTTTAAAACACTAATTGAAGTATTAACATTTGAATCAATCTTATCCGACCAACCTAATTTATTCTTAGCATAGAATATTCCTTTACCCTCATTAGCAACTATATCGCCAGCTAAGGACTGAAATAACTCATCTATATTTTTTATAGTGTTACTTTTAAGCTCACAATCGCCTTTACGCCACGCATAATAAGTTTTACGTGCAATTGTATCAAACTTTAATAAAGGTAGCCATACGTTAAGGAAATAGGCTATTGTAGGTATATGCCTTTCTTGTATTTCAACTATCTTTCCTGAACCTGTTGCAACCTCTTTAGTGTGTGCTAAACATTCTCTTATATATTCATTAGCGTAATCTTCTAATGCGTTTATGAAATCTACTGACTTATTGTTTGCCATTACGGTAATTTAAATGATATTATATATTTAGTTTTTTCTTTATAAAGACTTAATTTAAGAAAGTAGACACCGAATAATTTATACCCGTCAATCCATTTCATGAGTTCAAAATTAAAGTATTTATGAATCTTAGCCATTATTCCA